CGTTCTACAATCTGTTCATCTGTTTCAGTTGATTCTACTTCTGGAGTATCAACAACTTCTAGGATGGATTCCGCTTTTGTTTTACGACCTTTGCGGACAGTCTTAAATGCTACTTGTGACATGCGTAACTCCTGTTACTTTTGTTAACTTATTCTTTAATGATATAGCAAGATGCCTTACCTGTCAACCTTTTTAGGGCCTAATTCTTCAAATTTATGTAAATTTTTAACCATTTTGGTATACCAAAATGGAAAGTTTTCGTTATTTTTGTTAATTATTGAAGCCACAAGATAAACCATTCTTGATGGTTTTTCTTTATATACCTGTCCGCCGAATTCGTTTACTGCTACTGCCCTATGAATATATTTTTGAAGATTTATATCATCGGCATATGGTATACACGCCGTTGCATAGTCAAAATACCTATCTTTAACCCATAATCCGTTTACTTCAAATGATCCAATTTCTTCTTCATTTGAGTATATATACTTATCTGTATATATTTTACTCCAATTTACATTTTTATACCAGTCGTATATACGAGGCAATCCTTTATGTTTCAAAATTCCCTTCATAACTTCACTAATATAGAAATGTGTTTGATATTGATCATAAAGAAATGGTACATCGTTATAATTTTCTACAAAACCAATTTCAAGATGTTTATTATATAATTTGCGAAAGTCTTCTATTAAAATATCAAAATCTTGATTATGAAGCATTAATGATTTTCACCCTATTAAGCATAGTTTCTTTTGCTTTACTATATTTACTATTTTCGTGCTTATTAACTGTTCCACGAATTTTAATGACCTTACCATCAATGATATCACTAATATCTGGCTGGTCTCTCCACCAAAATTTAATGATGTCTTTATTGTTATATAAAGTAGTGATCATATAAACACCGCTACTTTGAATAAATTTTACATCGATTACTTCTACTTCGATATCATATCGAACTCTGTTATCACCAAAATATTCACTATCAAAACGAACAGACTCTAATCGATCAGTAACTGCTTGCCGTTTCTTGTCCACTTGATTCATGTGTGGAATACTAGAAATAATACTGACTGAAAATTTATTTATTTCTTCACTAAAGGCTTTTGCGACATTTTGTTCAAAACTAGTAAGACCTCCAGTAAGTTTTTTTAACATGAACTTACCATTAAACTTATCCATAATTTCTTTTGCTAGTTGTAATTCATCATCTTCTGGACGAAGGTTTGTTACTAAAAGATTTGTAACCTCTGTTTTATTATCATTGATTACTGTCTGAGTTCCTTCTTCATGATTGATGTCAACATAACCTTCTCCACTACGAATAAAACCCTGCTTATCATAGACTCTAATAGCCAACGCAAGAACGTCTAATGGAGAATAGTTGCTGTAATATGATTCTTTATGGTTTTTAGGCATTGCCTTGTCCTTTAGTTTTGTCCTAACTATATCTATAGTGTAACACAACTAAGGTATATGTCAACTATTTTTTAACATGTTTTCCCATTCTGGAAAACAATCTAAAAGATTTTCAAATCTAACTTGATCGTGCTCTTCATGAAATTTTTTCGCTACATCTAGTAAGTCTTGACAATCATCAGGTTTTGTTCTTAGAAACGATAAGATTTTGTCTAAATCTGGATGTTTTTCCTTACTTTCATAAAATTTTATTGCACGTTGTATTTCAGATTCAGGTAAAACATTATGTATATTAAAATGGGCAGGATAGAAAACAAAATTGAAATCAAACTTATCTACTTTATCATGATACATCTCCCATACATCATACGCAGCATATAAATTTAACCATGATACACTGCAATGTATAAAAAGTTTCTTTAATGAAGAATTTTTTCTCATATCTATCAAAGTCTGTGAATTTTGATATACTATATCCCAGTCATTAGCATTACTTCTAAGATAAGAATGTTTCTTTCCGATAGCATCAATGCTCATTGACCAGCATACATCTTCAAAATGTTTTAATAAATCAGTGATTTTTTTATTTCCATAGCTCAATCTACTAGTATTACTAATAATAGACCATCTAACATCAAACAACTTTCTTTCAATAAATTGATCAAGAAGCCAATAAGTTCCTGGCATAAGAACGGGTTCTCCTCCTGCAAGATGAACTGATCTTATATATTGAATATGATCTAAAATATCGGTTGCTTGGATATCAAATTCTATAATACCATTTTTGGGCCACGGATCGTTTTTTAATTTTGTTAATTGTCTCCATATTGGAACCCAACTGTTACTTAGAGTAGGACCGCAAAACCTACATTTGTAATTACATAAATTACTAGACCTTATGTCTAAGTATCTAATTTTAGGATCTGTTAAACTATAATCTGAGTTGGTAAATTCGGAAACATTTATATCTTTATATATTATGCTGTTATTCATAATTTGACGGACACTTTTCAGCCCTGCATCTTCTTTGTTCCAACAAAAACTACAATGTGGATTCTTTACTCCGTTTGCTAAATCTGATCTTAATTTTTGTAATTCTGAATGATTAATTGTATCTTTAAAATTTTGTTGCCATTCAAAAGGCTCCATCCTAGAATCACAACAAGAAGTACACATTCCTTTAGGATTTGTATATACATGCGTCCAAGGTAAAATGCAAAAAGTATCACTCATAGAGTTATGTCTTCCAGTCCAGCTGCTCTAAGTTTTACAATATTATTAATTTGAAATTGCTTTGCTTCTAGTGCCTTGATGATACCAATGAATCTATTTCGAACAAGAGAAAAATCGTTAATGAGGTATTGTAATGCTACAACGTCTTCTTCCCCATCAACGAATTTTTCAGCATCTCTAGAACTTAAAGCCCTATTATAGGATTCTAAATATTTACGAAATATTTTACTGCGAATTTTTCGCATTTCAGTATTTAGATATTCAAGAATTGCTTCTACTTCCTGGAGTTGGTTGAAACGGTGCTCGACTATACCTGGCATGTCACGGCTCTGTCTTTCGAGATTACCTTTCATACCACACTCCAATCTTGCTTGATCAATTTCTTGTTCAAAGTGTGAAATCGCGCTAACGATTTCACTCATATCAGAAGTAACTTTTCTGTACCACTGACTCATTTAGTCATCCCATTCATCGTCGAATTCTGGATCAAGCCATTCATCTTCAGGATCCATATCGTCATCCTCAAGTACTACTTCAACAGCCTTATCTAGATATTCATCGTGATCGCTAATTTCTTTAGCATTTCCTTTTACATCAAACCCATAATCCACAAGTTTGTACACAAAATTTTCTGCATATTCAAATTTAGATTTATCTGGGATTACTCCAAATCCTACATCATATAGTTGTAGGATAAATTCTAAATCGCCATCACTCAACGACATTACCATTTTCTACTGCCTCTTCATCTGGAATTAAATCAATAACTTCATTAGGATTCGCATCCTGTACTTCTTCCGGCAAACTATCAAATTCTTCAATAATTTTATCCAAACAGTTATTTTCGTTTGCGTTCCATGGTTTACGGAACTGTGTAATTACTTCACCAGTAACGGGACTTACATATTCCAAACGATTACCTGTTTTCTTTAGAATGCCTTTTGCTTCAAAAAAGTCAACAAGTCCGCTGTACGGGCTCATACCTGTTTCATAAGGAATTTCAACTTGTACACTTTCAAAAGGTTTAGCATAACGAGTTTTCATTACCTTACAAGCGGCACGGATACCATGTACATCACTTGTTTTGTTGCCATCTGCGTCAACTTTAAGTTTAAGTTTTCTCATCGCAATAACAATACTACTTGCATAGATAAAGCCTTGTCCACCACTAATCTTATCGTCTGGGTCAAACATATCCTGTGATGCATATGTGTGATTGGTACATACCATACCCACATTGTATTCACCAAACATATTCACAGTATTACGAACAAGAGCAGTAAGTGCCTTAGGTTTTCTACCCATATCACCCTTCATATCTCCCTTCTGGAACTGATCCACGTCTGTTGGTGTAAGTAGCATACCTAATGAATCTACCACAAACAATACCTTAGGGCGTTCTTCTTTATCCTTATCAGCATATTCTGCTTTGTAATCTTTCATGAAGTCACTTACTGTTTTAGCAACATCGTCAATCATACTCATGTTAAGTTTAAGAAGTTTTTCTTCACTAGTATCTACTTCAAGAGCATGTAGCCATTTCTCGTCTAGTGCGTTTTCACTGTCAATAAGAACAACAAAGATACCTTGATCTTGTGCATTCTTTACAATGTTACCTGCCGCAATGTAGGATTTACCCGCACCACTTTCACCAGCAAGTACCGTTACCTTACCGAGGGGGACTCCTTTTGAGAAGTCCCCGCTGATAAGTTTGTTTAATGTGTAATTACCTGTGCTAATCCAAGTATCTGGATCATTAAAGCCTACACTTAAACCTGGTACTGCCTTTGTGATGCTTTTGCGGAACTTGCTTACATCAAAAGGTCTAGCCATGTTTA